GGATCATTTGATTCGTGGTTACACAGGCGGTCTGGGGATTGCGCTGGTGTCGTTGGCTAACCCGATACTAAATACCGAAGCCAGCGCCGTGGAACAGCCAAGTAAAAAACTGCATCAGCAACCGTTTATTGGCGGTCTGTTCCAGCCGGTGGAAGGTAGAGGCACGCTCGATGCGGCATACGAGCGCATGTTGGAGATTCAGCAGGCCAAGGGTACGTTCAACCGGCTGGTAGAGGAAGGGCGTAAGAAAGAGGCGCTTGAGTTCTTGGATACCTACCGCAACAAACTGATCGCTTCTTCGCTTTCAGGTGCGGTGCAACAGAAGCTAGGTGAATTAGCTACGGTGCGCAGGCGTGTCATCGGCCTGCCAAACCTGTCGCAAGAACAGAAAGACAAAATACTGGAACGCATTGACGATCAACAGGTATTGATTGCTCAAAAGTTTTTAAGCATCACAGGTGAAACCAAACCCCAAGCCGCCCGCCCTTAACACCTACGGTGGCTTTGGCGTGGAAGATGCGGTAGCGTAAGGCATCCCGGAGACCGTCTATTCTGACGGCCTCCGTATCCAAGCAGGGAACAAAGAACCCCATGCCGCGTTTAAGCTGCGGCCACGGATAGCTGATTCGTAAGTTCTTCTTCATCGATTCTGCGGGTAATCTTCAGCACAGGTACGCGCATCTGTGGCCCCTTGGTACGTGACATCATGTCTTTCTTCGGCATGTATGCGACGTTGAATTCTTGCTCAAGCTGGCGCTTGAAATCCGCATAGCCAAAACTGAGGCTAGAACAGAACGCTTTGAGCAGTCGTTCCTCGATGTAGTAGTCCACGCAGCCCACCGTCACCCCATGCTCGATGCGTCCCATGATGTTAGAACGTGTCGTTGACGCATCGATAGCCCCACCGTTGCCAAGCTCTGCCAGCACACCGTCTACTGGGTTGAATTTAACGATGATGAAGTTGCCGTAGTATGTACGTGTAAAGCTGTTCAGCACATCCTCGGCGTTGCGGCTACCGTCCTTGATGCTGTTGCGCATGTACGCTACGACTTCCTTGTACGCGCCGATGATGGGTTCCAACGGGATGTTAGCTATCCCTGCATGCGAATCACTCCAGAGAATACCCGCAGCGATGTTGGCACCGATACCTGCCATCCAGAAACGCTCGTCGTTCGTAGCCTTGAACTCCGTGTACATGCGCTGTACTACCTGCGGTACAAAGGTCTTTAGCGTCGAGACGTTGCGCACCATGAACTCAACAAACATGTGCCCCGCTACTGCGTAGTTCTGCTGTAGCGATTTGAGAATCTCAATCTCGTGCGGCTCCCATGTCAGCACATCATCGATGATGAACTCCAACACGCGTCGCAATTCACCTTCCGCAGCATGATCCTGTGCCCCGGTGAAGTAGTCCACAACGTGCGTATTAGATGACATGATGGCGTTCGACATCCACGTAGACAGGTTCATCCGTTCCTTGTTGGAGCCGGACTCCATACGCTCCTTGCCTCGGCCTTCTGTCATGTCCAGAGCGTGTGCTGCGAACCAATCAAAGTCCTTACGGTTTTTGCTGGTGATCTCGTCGGTGATCAACGAGAAGCTGTTGAGCAACCCCAGACGCTGCTGCATGGCCACAGGCGATGTGCCTTTACCAGTACGGTAGTGAACCGGATGCCCCCAGATTGAAGCCGCAGCCTCCAGCGCCAGAGACTTACCTGTACCGGAGTAGGTTGAGCCAACGTGGTAAGTCAGCCCGTAGATACCGGTGAAGCGCATCAGCGGTGACCCCGCGCCTGCCAGCAGGATGCACAGGTGCTTCCACATTTTCTTGTGGATCAGCAGGTTAATGAAGTCGCGCCACGCCTCGATGCTGCCTGTGGGCTGTGTGTTGGCGATGATGTTCTCAAGCCCCGGCATCGGCACTTCGAAGTTACCGTTAGCCGTGTATATCTTGCCAGCGAACACCATCGTGTCGTCCTCCTGCCAGCCGTAGCTGGTGGGCACTTTGATCGGTGTCTTCTCAACGCTGACTTTCTCCACGCAAGCGCGGATGTAGTCGTACAGGTTCTTGTCGTTACCCGCTCCGAACGAAGCCAGAATGTTTTGGCTGGCCAGACTCTTTAACGTCTCGTCTTTGCTGACCGTTGACTTCTGCGGCATCGTGATCTGAAACGTCTGGTTCCCACGGATAGCCATCATGTGTACGGTGTGTTCGGTTCCGCTCTGCAAGATGTCCACTGGAAACAAGTCGTACGGCAGCAGCATGACTTGGCGCTTCATCTTGTTACCGTCAGCATCCTCGTCTTCTTTCTCGATGAACACGCCGCCGTGCGCACCGTAGGCATAGCCGCGTGGCGGTTCAGGCCGCAGTATCTTGCGTGCCTTGTCGTCTACCGTGACTTCGATCACCTTCTCGGCAACCTCGACAGCATACTGCCGCCCCAGCGCCAAGGGGTTGGTGATCTTGCCCCAGTGTACACACGACGTACACACGCCCGGATTCTCGGAGTCGAACTTGGTGCAGGGGTACGGCCCTTTGATCTCCCGCAGCTTGGTCTGCATCCGGTCTTCGGAGTAAGGGTGCATCTTGGACAGCCACACCACAGCCTTGGGCGCTTCCTCACACTTCTGCGCTATCGACAGCAGCCCACGCCACAACGGTTCCATGCCATCGTCTGACGCGTTCTCGATGTAGTATGAAAGCTGACCGCAGCCTGTGCCCTGCTTGGTCTTCTCAAGGATGGTCTTGAACTTCGTGACACTGTTCTCGAACAGCTTGACCGCTGTACCGGTAGGTGCAGGTGCGGTAGGCCGTTGACCGGGAAGCTCGATGACGTTCGCAGGCGGCAGCGGTTTGGCTTCATACGCTGTACCAAGCAGTCCCTTGTCTACCAGCGCCTTGATATCTTCGAAGTCGAAGAAGTCGCCTTCGTTCATGAAGCGCACGTTGGTTGTGCCGCGCACCTTGACGCCGTTCTTCACGCCGTTATTGGTGGTACCGGGCACACGCAGTATGCGTGACGAATCCCCCGTGACATTCGGATCAATGTGCAGCTTGTTGACGAAGCACAGGCGTTTAAACCGCTCCGCTACAGGCTTCCACTCCGATGCAGGTATGGCTTCCTTCAGTGGCCAGTATGCGTGTACCCCGCCGCCTGAATGGATGAACCACGGCTGACCAAGACCAGACAACCCAACGTCCTCGGCAAACTTAATGACTGCTTCAAAGCCTGCCTTGGGCGATGGGTATGCCTTAGTTTTGATTACACCTTCCGCATCCGGTATGTCTTGCGGATGATTACAGTCAACGTCGATGGCAATGCACTTCACCATGTTGACGTTGCCTGATGTGCGGCTGTCGGCCTCTTTGAATGTACCCAGTGCGAAGTACGTATCGTGACCGTTTAGTTTGCAACGCTCAATGAAAGGTTCAAGTTCTTGTAAAGTCTCCTTGTATTGGTGTTCCTTTTTTCTTGTTGTAAGTTCCACGACGCAGAAGAAACCACTCCCCTGCGGAGGTAGAACCGCCGCCATGAAGTCAAGCGGTTGCATAGGAGTCCTTTAGAACAGGGAGAGTTGGCGCGGGTCATGGGCGACGGTGCTGCCGCCGTAAATAAGTTTTTCTAAGCGTGACAGTATTTCTTTCTGCCAGTCTTCAGGCAGCTCACCACGTAGCAGCATCAGGTCAGCATGCTTGATGAGTTCTTCTGTTGTCAGGCTGGTAGGTTGTACAGATCGCATATTTTCCTCCATGCTTCTTCGGCAGTCTTGGAAGACGCCATGATTTTGGTCATCAGTTCAACTCGCTCTTGGTAGCCGACGAATACTTCCGTCTCACCTGTGAACCAGTTGTACACGGTTTGGCGAGTCACACCCAGCGCCTTGGCAATCTTGGTTACTGGAAAGTCCAGATAGATTGCCCATCGACCCAGCACAACACCGGGACTTTTTGGCGCTTTAGTTATCGCGTCAATTATTTTTTGAGAGTAGGCCATGTAGTTTGTCTGCGTTAAGTATGCGCATGACGCGCTGGTTTCTGCCCGATTTTCCTTGCCGCCGTTGTCCCGTGTCTTCGATGTAGCCTTTATCTAATAGCGCACGGTATCGGGCGGTAATTGACGAGTATGGGTAGCCGCTAAACTTGGCGCGAACTTCGTCGCTGATGCACCCACGCTCACCGAAACTTTTAATGGCCTCATAAACCATTTGTTCCAGCCGTGTTGTATCAACGTGTTCAGCAGCTTCATGACTTGTGTCAGGATCGTCGGGACGCACAAGATGTTTGGGATCGGTTCCGAATCGCATTTGCTTCTCCTTGTAAGTAGGGTGCGGGGTCACTGGCATAAAGTGTCGTACCTGAAAGGATGCCAGCCCCCGCTGCCGGTGTTATATGCGCCACCTCCGGCTGGGCTGTTCGGTTTTACTCGTCGTCCCAGTCAGCCACGATGTCGGCCAGCTTCGACTTCTTCTCCGGTACTGCCGAAGGTTTGGCCGAGTCCTTGCGAACTTCTGGTTCGGAACCATCGTCCTCAACAACTTCTGCCTTGGCTTTCTTGGCCTTCGGTTTTGCCGGTGCTTCGTCTTCTTCCACCGCAGGTGGTTTACCCGGCAGGGCAACCGGCGCAGCTTTCTGGATACCGTCCGCAGCAGCCACGGTCATCACCACCGCACGCTGTGCATCAGCAGTCGTACTTTGCCGCTGCACAACCGCATACTCGTCGTCAGTCAACCAACGCATCGGTTGGAAGAACAGCTTCGGCGCTTCTGCTTTGGTGTCGAACCGCATGCGAGTGACAATCTGCTCCGGGTTAATCGGGGGCGACTGCACGGCCAGATAACGAGCGAAGGCTTGCAGCGGACGCTTGTCGCCTTCTTCCTTGCCGAAGATCGATGTCGCTGGCAGCGTTAGCTGTAGGACATCGCCGTCTGGGTTGTTCTCCAGCACGACTGCAAGGCGTTGTTGATACCGACATGCACGGCTGTTACCGTTGCCGCTGCCAGCGATGTTCTGTGGGCAGGACATGCACGTTACTGCTTGTGGTGAATCAATCGAAGCGTCTGGCTTCTCACCATCGTTCGACCAGCAATCAGGGCCAGCAGGATTCTCTGCATCGTACTTCGCCATGTAGAACACACGGCTGACCTTGGGTGCAGCTTTAACAATGATGACATCCAGATGGCGCTCATCGATGGATGCGATCTCCTTGCCACCAGAGACAAGACGGAACACACCACCTTTGATACTGATGCGCTTGATACCAGCGCCAGCGCCGCCACCGGTTAGGGCTTTGGCGGTATCCGACAGTTCATTATTACGAGCGAAGGCCGGGACTTGGGACGGATTGAATAAAGATACATTGCTCATGGGTAGTCTCACTTAGACGGTTTGGTTACACGGATTTCGAACTCAGTGTTCGAATTTAAACCGGGCGGTACAAGCCCCGGATTCTCTTCAAGGAACGTAGACATGTTGGTCTGTGCAATACGCTTCTCCAACAGATCAACGACATCGTGCTCGACAATAAACTTCTTGAACGAGTCCCAGTCGGTGGTGTTGTATCGCGTCTTGGTGACCATCGTCACCGTCCCGAAGGCGGTATTGACCGATCTCACACCGAGCGCCTTCATCTGGTCTTTCATTGCAAAGCGCAATTCATCTTGCTGTGCTTTGAGCATTTCCAGCTTGGTGTCGTACTCTTGGGTGAGTTGATCGATCTCGGACTTGATCTTGCGATAAATCTTTGCAAGCTTGTCCAGTGGAACAAGATCATCTGACATTTGCTTCTCCTGTTATTAGCTGCTTTTTTGTCTAGGGTTAGACAGATTACTGCGAATTGAATTTGAATGCAACCCCCTTTCACGAACGAATTTCAGTTGTAAACATGTCAGTTAGCAGAGTGTTATCTGTCACTTTGCTTTCCAACGCCTTGAACATGCGGCGCTCAATCGGACTGCCTTGAATGTGTACGACTGTCACCTTGTCGGAGTTCTGCCCCTTGCGATCAGCACGAGCGATGCACTGGATGTATTGCTCAACAGACATCAATGGACCATAAAAGACAACCGTATCCGCTGCGGTTAGTGTGATCCCATGCGCCGTAGCCTGCGGCTGCATGACAAGTACACGCGGGTCTTTCTCTGTTTGGAAACGTCTGATGATGTCAGCGCGTTTGTTGGGCGAGACATCGCCGTGGATGCATTCGTTAGTAATGTTGCGCTTGGTCAAGTGTGTCTGAATGGTGTCGATGGTGCTGCGAAACAATGCAAAGATAATAACCTTGCGTGATGTCTCCTCCAGAATTTCTTCCAGCACATGCAGCCTTGGCGCAGCGTCGAACTCGATGACTTCTTTGTCGTCGGTGTATGCGGCACCGCAGGAAATCTGTAGTAGCTTGGAGACGCCTGCGGCGGCGTTGACTGCGGTGATCGTCTCGCCTGCTGCCTGCACCATCATGCGTTCTTTCAGCAGGTTGTAATACTTGGCTTGCTGTGGTGTGAGCGGTACGTCCCGCGCCTGTGTGATAACGGGTGGCAGATCAAGACACTGCTCTTTGGTAAAGCGTATCGCTGGTTGCAGCGCCTCGTGTACTTCCTCGGCAGCGGAGGGCTTGGGCATCCATTTGAACTGCGTGACTTTGTACATGACCTTGTCGCGCCAACCAGTGAAGAACTTCGGCACACCCGCAGGATTTACCAGCCGCGCCAAGCCGTACGCATCAGCAGGGGACTGCGATGCGGGTGTACCCGTCATCATCCAGAGGTGCGTCGTCGGTTTCAAGATGGACTGCAACGCCTTCCAGCGTTTGGTGGTGATCGTCTTGTATGCGTTGGCTTCATCGACGATGACAAGATCAAACCGTCCGTCGTTGTTAACTTCGTCAGCGATCAGGTTCAGACCGTCGTAGTTCGTAATGACAAAGTCGTAGTTCTCCTGAACCATCTCGATACGCCGACTAGCTTGGTAATGGTGCGCGATGATGGCAGAGCGATGAATAATGCTGTTGTTCAAGTCATTCAACCATGCGCTTTGCATGATCGATAGTGGGCAGAGAATCAAGCAGCGTCTTACTTCGCCGCGCTCCATAAGGTAGTCCGCAGCCCAAAGAGCCGAGAGGGTCTTACCTGTTCCCGGCTCGGAGAAAACAAACGCTTTCTTGTTAAGAGTGAGGAACGCCGAAGTCTCAATCTGGTGGGACATGGGCTTAAACTTGCCCGGCCAGTTATACCGGCAACTAATCGGAGACGGGACATTTTTGACTCCAAGATTTTTGAGTACGCGCGCCTCGTCCAACCCGAAATAAACGGCGATCTCTGCGCTCCCGTCTTCATATTTTTGTATGACCTTATGTTTAGGAATGATTGAATACTTACTGGGGTTGCGCGTCTTGAACAACAACGCTTTGTCTTCAACGATCTGCACTGGCTTCTCCTATTTATTATCGCTTCTATTTGCCTTCACACTGCGAACTCTGAGGTTGCTTCTAGTGGTACTGCCACCAGAGCGTAAAGGTTTTTTGTGGTCAACATCTTTGTTGTCACCTTTGGTGACAGCGCCTTCTTTCTCCAGCATGCGACGCGCCTTGACGCGTTGCCCACGCTTCTTGATCTGCTCTGGCTGGGCGTGGTAGTTCTGATACTCAGATTTGTAATTGCGTGTCATGATCTTTCCTTAGTGTCGTGGATGGTTGACGCAAGTGGTGACGGGACACCACGGACATAACGGTGAAGGTCTTGGGTTCCACACATTAACCTCGTGTGCTTGCTCGATCCGTGCAACGCGCTCTCTGTACTCCCACCACGCAGGCTCTACATCGTCGAGCGTATACGATGCTTTCACCATGTCGTTCTTGACGACGAACAGCAGGGCTGCGTTGACTTTGCGAATGTGTGGGAAGTGTGCGAACACCATCAACGCCATCAACTGTAGCTGCTCACGGTCTGGGTAACGGTTGTTGCCTGTCTTGTAGTCCGCTACCCACGCTGTCAAGTTATCGTCGTCAACAATCAGCAAGTCAGCGATGCCCCTGACCCAAACCTCTTTGGCCTTCCAATCGCAAGGCTTCAAGTCTTGGGTCAGCGCCATCTTGTGTTCGCACAGTTTGCGTCCGGGCTTTTTGTTGAGCGCATCCAACGTGTCCTTGATGAACGCAAACTGTTCGGGCAACTCCTTGCCGTCCCTGATGTACTCCTCCGCAGCGAGGTGTAACTGTGTGCCGTACTTGGTAGCCTCGGTCTCTTGGAACGCGTAGTTCTTCAAGACCCGTACCTCTTGGTATCGGCGTGGGCAACCCTCGTAATCTTTCAGGGCGCTGTGTGACCACACAACCTTATTCATTCAAACCTCGCAGAGTCAATTGCTTCAGCTAGTCGGTTGGCAAACTCGGTGACGAACTTCTCGTTGCGGTTCAAGCGGTGCTCATCCATGTCGTACAAGATGGCGTGCACCAACTCATGCCAGAACGAATCATTCATCTCTTTCTTTGAGTAACGCCGACCAGTGACGCCGCTCTTCTTACCGATCTGAATTTTTCTCTCGTCGTAGAACACCCGCGCCATGTCGCCCTTGTTCAGCATCGTCTCCACCAGATCGACGGAGTATCGTTGCTTCCCTATGCGGATGGTGCGCGGCAAAGTGGCTCTTAGTTTTGTTTTGTTCATGCTTCTCCTTATCCTTTTGCTAGTCCGTATCGTTGGTTGTAACCAACTTCTGCGTTGAGTGGTATGCCGGGCATGTACTTCGGCTCCTTGATCATCTGCTCAAGCATCCACTCTCTTGCTTCTTCACCTTCTGCTGCGGGAGCCAACGCCCACGCTTCATCATGCACCGTGCCAACTACTGGGTAACGCTTGCTGATTCTCAGCATCCCATCGGTCATCACGATTCTTGCCAACGCTTGTGTCACGTTGTTGGTGATCTTCCCTGCGTACAGCTTGGTTGCCTCTGGGCCGTACACGAACTGGTTCCTTCCGCGATCATCTTTTTGGATGCGCAGATCGGGGTACAGCAGCTTCATGCCGTTCGGTAGTTCGATCTCTTCCTTGCGGAAGATTAGACATTTATACGCGAACTCTTTGCCGCCGTAAAGACTCCGCTCCAGCAGGCCGGAACACATTTCCCAAAAGCCAACAACGGGGTATGCCGTGCTGCGGTAGATGTCGATGATTTTCTTTGCGGCAACACAATGGATTAATAACTCCCGCAGCGTGCACGTATGGGGTATGGCCTCCAGCTTGACCGCGTTGTCGCCCCACGCTAGGAACTCGTCCACGTACTCCTTGGTCACGCCCAGCTTCTTGGCAAACGCCATGTCGTAGCGCACCGGAGGCGCACCCAGAAACCCCACCAGAAGCTGCGACGCGAACGATGCCCAGCCTAGCCCATACCCACAGCCCAGCAACGCCGACTTCGCGCTCTGCCGTAGGTCAGGGTGTGAGTCTTTTGTTAAGTCCGGGATGTTGAACATCTGCCGCCCGAACATCGAGTACGCATCCTGACCTGAGCGGAATATCTCCAGCAGGTCTTCATAATCTGACAACCAACCCAGCACACGCGGCTCGATCTGCGACAAGTCCCCCGCCACTACGACATGCCCATCGGGTGCCATGATTGCCTTGCGCAAGAACGACCCGCGCTTTAGGTTCTGCATGTTGATCGCGCTTCCCTTTGCTGCCGACCATCGACCCGACTTGGCACCGTAGTAGGCGAGGGGTACGGGTAGCGCACCCCGGTGTGCGATATCAAGGAAACGCTGCGCTCGTGTTCGCTCAGTTGTAGACTTGACTCGCAGCCGTGCTTCACACAGCGTTGATATGTCGTCTCGTTCACTATGGAGTAAGGCTTGGAAGAGCGCGTCATTTTTAGCCAGCGCCAGAGTCTGCTTGCCCGTAGTCTTGCTTGTCTTGTACGGTATATCGCAGCCCAGTGAAGCCAACAAATCCGCGAATTTAGGATTACTCGATAGCGTCGCATCGTCCACCCCAAGTCTCTCCAATAGTTCCTCACGACTCTTTCTCTCCTCATCAATGGCCAGCGCCAGCATCTCCCTGTCCAGCACCAGCTTGGGTTCTGTATACATCTTCAGCGTCATGTCGATCAACCGCAACTCACTTGCCGGGTAACCATCCACCAACCGCTTGAATATTTCTTCGCACAGGAACACATCGTGCCGACAGTAGTCGGCCAACTCCTGCTCTACATGGAACGGCAACTCATCCAGATAGTTCTCCGATGAGTGCAGCCCCTCTCCCTTGGGCGGCAACTCGAACGCCTCGGCCAACTTCTTCAAGCTGTTGCCTACCTCAACACCACGCAGCGCCCGACCCATCGACAGTGTGTCGAAGATAAACGTTGGATGTACGTCGTAGTGCCAAGCTAGTATGGAGGCGTCAAACTGCGCGTTCTGCGCGATGATGGCTGTGCGTGACCAGTCAAAGTCTCTAGCCCACGAGACGATGTCTTTGCCCCTGATCCACGTTGCTGGCAGCGGATCGTTGTAGTCTTTCCAGCACAGCCCCCACGCCTTGAAGCGCGGGTCACGCACGTACTCTTCGTTTGTCTGGCATGAGAAGCCTAGCTTGACTTCTCTCCCCCATGCCGTTTCGAAGTCGAGTACGATGACTCTGTCGTAGGGTTTACTCAATTAAATTTCTCCTTGGGTGGTGCGTCTTTTGTATTTACAAACTCAAACCATTGTGTTGTAGCGTTTGATATTTCGTAAGCCTCCATGTCGTCACAGTTAATCGTAATAGTATCCACGCGTCCTGATGGATTGTCGATGACAACTAAAGCCCTCATACCATCTCGTACGTAGCAGTAAGACAACGCTTCGATTACTCGTCTGAAGTGGTCTCTGTCGTCTTCGTCCATCGAGTCCACGCGTTTGGCAAATCCGCTCGGATCAAACATGTTAGTTCCTCCTGTAATTGATCGAGGTTATGTTCGTTGGCCACGAACGCATAGCCTCCAGCGTTTTGAATACTCTCGATCTCACGATCTTGTAGTGCGGTTGTGGTGTTCTTACCTGCCTTGCATTCAATCGCAATAAACCTGCCGAGGACGCACCCAATAATGTCCGGGATACCCGCCCGACCGTAGCCATTGGCTGCGGGAAAGAAGTAGTAGATTTGTAAATCATCAAGCAGCCTCCTCACTTGTTTCTTGACTTTCGCTTCCGGTGTCATGTTGCCCCCGTCTAATTGCTTCGATTGCTTCCAGTTCTTCTGCCGACATGTAACTCTCGATGGTGTAGAACCGTTCGTCACACGCTAAACATTTTCTTTTACGCACTACGTGATCCCCAATGTGGCGGGAGTCGTAGATGTTTAGCTTGCTGCTTTGACACTCAGGACAGTTCATTCTTCTCTCGCTTTCATCATTGCGTCTGCTTGCTCATATGCTGATTTTGCTACTATTTCCCTACGCTCATCGGGGCTATCGACAGTTGGGTCTTCTGCAAAAATCTGGATCAGTGTCTGCATCGCCTGCGCAGCAAAGTAATCCCGCAAGTCCATGCCTGTTTGTCCCGTCATGTTTGGGAATGCTTTCGGCTGCGGCTTCTTCACCGGCGGTGGTTCTTCAGGAACGTAGTCTTCCCACTCTCCATTAGGTGTGCGTTGAACTTTGTGGTGTATCAGCACTCCGTCTTTGTACAGTCGTTCGTGCCTTGGCTCCCAGTTTGCGTACATGTTGTGGTCTCCGCTCATGTGTTCTTCTCCTTTAGTCTTGCCTCCAGCGCGGCGATCATGTCTACCACATACGGACGGTTTGCTAGGGATATTTCTCTAGCTTCTTCGGGGGTCAGCCCTTGCCATTCGCGCTTTGTATACAACGGCACATATTGCACCCCTGCATCAACGTCAGCCGCGCTCATGTACTTCAAGTCAGTTACGCAATGCGGTTGTGGATCGGTCAGGTTTCGTACCCATGCTGCTGGTTTCATGTGTTCTTCTCCTTCAACTTGGCTTCGATGTTTCTAGCCAAATGCACAATAAGTTGTGAAGTTAATTCAAGATTTGTCTGACACGCTTCGTACCAAAGGTGTTTGATTTCATTCTCTGTCAGGGTTTGCCATTCGCGCTGTGGTGGGGCGGTGTAAAGATGCGCGTTCTCCTCGTAGAACTTGTCCAGAATCTTTTTGTTGTGCTGCTTGTTTTCTTCATGGCTTAACGCGCCTTTTGATTTTGCTGGGAACGGTTTAGGCTTCTGGTATTGATTATGGTCTCCGCTCATGGCGCACCTCTCTCGCGGATAGCTAATGCAGCTACCTTGTAATAATTCGACAGCTTGTCCTTCGCTGCCATCTCATCAAGTATCTTTGCACACGCCTCGCGCTCCGCTGCTGCGACTAGGTTGGTAAAGCGTTCAACTTCTTCCCATGTCCATTCAACACCGCCGTCCCACGCAGGTTCACCACAGGCTTCCCGCGCCATGCGGGTAATGTCATCTCTGTTCATACTTTCTCCTTTAGTTGTCGTTCCACGTTATTGTGGTTCTTGTATATGCTTTCTGACTTGCGTTCAATACAGGCTTGGCACACCCAACGTGGCACACCTCGTGTGGCTCGGGTCTCTCCCCCCTCTACTGATCTTGTCGTTTGGCAGCTTGTGCAAAACTTGGTGTCGTTCATAACTTCTCCTTTAATTGTTTACGTAGCTTCCTGATCTCTGCGATCAAGGCTTTGTGGTACGTGTGTATACGGTGCAGATGCCGAGCGTAGTCGTGCATCCCCATGTCTTTCAGGTTTTCGACAAGCACGGGCGTGTCAGAAAACAATTCGGCTTTCTTTAATACGTCAATGTCTTTTAGTGTTTTCACAGCGCCTCCTCACTTGAGTAGTTTTCTAATTGTCTCGATGCTCCAACCTGTGCGGTCATACACGATCAGGATGGTGTCGCCTGTCACGGATAGCGTGCGGTGACGTAGCTTGGACACCATCGACGGTGCTACCTTCATGAACCGTGCAAGGTCTGCGTCGTTTTTCAGGTTGAACTCCTTGATGATGGCATCAAGGAGTGTGTGGGTTTCTTGTAGTGCTTTTACCATCTTGCTTCTCCATGTGTATCTGTTGTTGGTTTCTCAGGTTTGTCTTTCGGTTTGACGACCAGCTTCCACTCCGGCTGTAAAAACTTAACCGCAGTGTGCTGGTCCCAAAACTTTCGAAAGAGTCTACCGAACTCGTCGTAGACCCAATACCTCATGCATCCTCCTTTTCTTCTGGAAACTCCAGATAGTCAACGGTTTCTCGCAATTGATCTGCTCTGGACGGGTGTCGTAGTTTACGCAAAGCTTTGGCTTCGATTTGTCGAATACGTTCTCTAGATACACCAAATATCTGGCCAACTTCTTCGTACGTATGATCCGGGCAATCAAAACCAAACCGTAGTTGTATAACTTTAGTTTCTCTCGGTGTTAAGGTATCAACTAATTCGTGCAGCTTGTGTATTCCCTGCACATCAAGTAACAACTTCTCCGGGTTACCGTTTCCATCTGAAGGAAGAAGCAACTGCTCAACATCGTCGGCAGTCATGTCCACTTCAGCGGTGTTGGTTTCCAGCGGTATAAGTTGATCAACAGAGAAAAGTTCAAGCGGCGTTTTATTAGTGAATTCGCACAGCTTTAACACGATTGGTCGGATGTTTCCATCCTTATCAATAGGCGATGCTTTTAAGTTAGACAGCGCCAACAGATTCATGTACGAAATACCTAACTTATCTGCCAGCTTTTGTCCTACTGTTTCACCAACCTCTGCAAGCGCGTTAAGTAGCCGTGCGTTTCGTACCTTGATTGTTACCCGATAGTCTTTGACGGAGTCATTCATACTTCACCCAGCATGGCTTTTAATTTCTTGTACAGCGCAATCGCTTGAGTGAACGACAGCGTTGAGAGAAGCTGGTCGATGTTGTCAGGTAGTGCTTGGGGTTTAGGCTGCACCTTGTGCGCGGCATCGACAGCTACTGGCTTGGCTTTGTTCGCTTCGCGCTGTGCTTTTCTTATTGCACGTTCTGCGGCCTGTCTTTCTTTCTCTGCTTTTTCTTTGGCCAATCTCAAGTCTTTCACTTTGATCGGCGTGTACTCATGCTGCGTTACCCACATCTGGCCTTGCTCGTTCTTGCGTATCTGTCCTACGCGTGTGAGTTGTGCAAGGAGTGATGTAACAGAGGTTGCCTTGTGTCCTTGGTTCCCTGCGATCTTGACGATGGTCTTTGCGTCGCAGCCGGGGTTGGCTTTGACGAGATTGAACGTAGCGCGGCTGACGTTGTTGGATGCTTCGAACAAGTGCTTAGGTTTCTTCTCGTCTTTCGCCCAGTCGTTGATGGTTTTCTTCAGTTCAGTTGATTGCGTTTGCATGTTGTTCTCCTTAGTTGTGATTGCTTTTCGTAGTGCAGTTGCTAGGTCTGGCATGACGCTTCTCCTTTATCTAACTAATGCCATGAGTATGAGATAACCAACAAAACCTGTTACTACATAGAACAGGTACTTCACATCAAAATGAAACTGCGGCATGAAGTTGGTCTTGTCACCCAACAACAAACTTTGCAGCATCAAGTCTTCGTCGCTTTGCTTCTGGCGTGGTGGTTTGTAATACACACCGATTTTGATCTTGCCGGTGTGGTACGGCGGGGGTTGCGTAATCTCATGTTGCGTTGCTTTTTTGTTCATAGTGTTTCCTTTCCTACTGGGAATTATTAAAGTTAGTTACTACGGGTAGATTTGTCAAGCTCGTCGTAAACAAGTTTGACGACCTCAGTAAAGCGCGTGATGGCTTCGTGCCTACCAATACCCTCCGCCCTAAACGCAACAGCGAGTGTCCGCGCCAATACCACCTTGCCTTGCATGGTAGATAAGCCTGTGTCCATTATCAGTTTGCTTACCTCCAGCGAAGTCTTCCACATTGTTTCATTGATATCGTCGTCTTCAAACATTTGCTTCTCCTTTCAAAAAAGGGGTCAACCTGACCCCATTTAGTTTTAGGCAACGTGCAGGTCATCGAACAGCATACCCATCACAAGGTCAACATCCTCCCCCGCGTCGAGTGCCTCGTACGCCTCGTCAAGCAAGCGTGGGTCAAGCTGTTTGAAGTTCATATGTTTCATTGCCAACTCTGCATCGTCGGGGTACACCGATGCCGCAATCATTCTTGCCAAGTTGTCAGTAAACCCATACTGCGCATCGATCACGGCATCGATGGCATCTTCGCGTCGCACAATCTGCTCGAACCGCATATCGTCGTACTCGAAGTCGTGCAGATACTTGCTTGATTTGTCGGTGTAGATTTGATACTCCGACCACCAACCGCCCTTTGAAGAAGGGTACAGTTCTTCCACCACCGAGGGATCACGCTGCACCGGCAACGCGTCCCAGTCAAGCTGAAGCACAGCAGAAGAAAGATGTTGATAGTAGTTGAGGTTGAGACTTTCAGCCTGCGTATGCTCCGCGTCGTAGCCAACAGAGATGTTGGTGCATTCAGGGATGATGTTGGTAAACTCAGCGGTATCCGTATACACGCCGGTGTCATCGTTCAACATCATCAACTGGTCAGACCCCAGCATCAACGCATCGCACAGCGCATCCCCGAACGCATCGGAACAGCAGCGACCCCAGCCCTGATGGGTAATGACAGAGTCAATACCCCGACGATCAAACGCAATGGCTCGGTCAAACTCACGTAACAGATCAGGCATCTTCTCTGCCAAATACCGCGCACCCACACCGCCCCGCTCCTCGCCCTGCGTGAAGATGTAATAGCCTGCGATACCACCCCAGATCATATGGAACAGCATCGCTACACCCGCGCCGTCATCTGCGCCCAGTACGTCACCCTTGGCGTGCCAATGGGTCTGGGTCTTTCTGATCTTGTTCTTGCCCTCTGATCTGTGTACGGTGTCTACGTGTGCTACAAACAAAGTCCTATGTGAAGTTAAAGAACGATTGTCTACGTGCAGGTTGCCTGCCCCATCATAGAACGCAGCCTTGTTCAACTCGAACGGTAGTTGCTCACGCAGCCATGCCGTGATTCGCTTGTTGGTCTCGGACCCGTGTGGGCGCTTGGTTGAAAGAAGTTTGTTCAGTACTTTGAACTGAATGGTGTTTTGCTTAGTCATGATGATTCTCCTTGATGGTTAGATTGTTGCAAGTGTGGTGAGATCGGCGTCGAGGTTGGCTTCGAAGGCGTCGATGTAGTCGTCATGTACAGAAACTTCATCTTGATCCTCGCGTATTGACAACACCCTGCGATACCGTTTGTCCGCTTTGTCGTGGTAGATGTTGCCTGACACATGGCAGGTCCATGTGTTGTCTGGGTCTGCGTACGTACCGTCTTCCAGCTCGACAACATCATCGATGTGCTCGTATACGTCATCGTGTTCGCAGAACACAACCTGATCGTCGTTGCAGTACCAATACTCACCGCGTGACTCAAGGTACACCGCCTCGTCCATCTCAACGATGTCGCCGTTATGCAACTCGACCATGTTGTTGTCGGCAAGGAACTCGGGGTCATACGCCTCATGCCCGTGAATGTCCCACACAATGTTGTCGTCGTGCAGGTAGTACTGGTTGCCTCTGCGACCATACACAAGGGTGTAGTCCTCACGACATGACGGACACACGCCGTGATCCTCGTGCCGCCCGACGTAGGTGGTGTCCTCCTCGTCATGATCGTTGCCGCAGTCATCGCACTCACGCCCGCAGGTGTTGTGGCTACCGTTGGTACAGTCGAACAGCAAGCGTCCGGTCTCGTTAATGATGAGGTGCGTACCTGCATCTGTCACACGCTTACAGTCACCGTCAAGGTACGGTGCAAGGAAGTCACCCCAGCCATTCTCCTCGATGCGTGCTAGTTTGCACCCCGCCCATGTGTGCTGTTTGCTGAACCCTTGCTCACGCAGCCACGACTCAAGACCCTCATCGCTGTGTGAGTACCCGCCTTCCTTGTGTGCATACGACCGTACGTATATCTTGCCGATGCGCTGCCTGTCTGTCTCTGTATCGTCATACACCAGACACCGGCCAACGATCTGGCCGTGACCGTTCAAGCGCACCGCAGCACGCCAACCGAAGCGGGGGTCATATGTGCGGTAGGGGTGGTTGTCCTCGTCGCCGTCATCCCACTGCATACAGCTTGCTGGCCCCTCTTGCACGGACTGAATGATCTTGTTCGTGGTATCCCACAGCTCGAACCGATACCCCGCGTAGCGTGCAGCCATATCGCGTATCGCATGGTCAGGCATATCGGGGAAGTGTCGGGCTAGGTATTTCCCTACGCTGGTTATTGTTTGTCGGTTCTCGTGACCTGCACGGTTGTCGCGTGTGTAGGCCAGTCGGTTGGGGTCAGTCTCGGATACGTGCGGCCATTCGAAGACTAGTGTGTGGACAGAGCGCGGTCTGTACTGGTGTACAGCAGCAATCACAGCGGGGTGTAGCTTGAACCGATGTTGCAGGTCAGCGTGCCATGCGTGTTCCTTGGCGTCCTCTACGTTGATGTTGGGAAAGTTGCGTTCGAGATAGAACGCATCGGGGCAGGTAGCCACTACGTGCATGGTGCGCAGCACGTTCTTCAGATCATCGATCAGTCGGATCGCCGCCCCGCTGTCGTAGCCGTGCAGCCAGTACTTGCGTTGCTTGGCTCTTGCTTCCTCACGAGCATGGCGCAGGCGTAGCTCGAAGTCGGACTCATGTGGGTTGACCCACGTACTTGTCGTGTGTAGTTGCATGATTACTTCTCCTGTTGTTGATTTATGTGTGGGCTGATTTCGGGTCAGCCCGACCCGTTTTTGGTTAGCTGGTTGTCAGTAGTGTGTGCGCCTGTTCTCTCGTTAGTGGGATTGTCGGTGTGTCCATGTCGAAGCGTTCTTCTGGGTCACCCAGTATGAAGCGCAGGTATGGTTGCTCACCGTCATCGAATGGTATTGTCAGCACCATCTCTACGATCAGCGTGGGCGTACTTAACACCGTCATCTCGTAGTCGCTGTACCCATACCTGTTTTCTTTCGTTGCAATCTGCGTGGCTATCCAGTCCATCACTCACCCTCCTTCTCAATGAACCGTTCGAACAAGTCACCGAACGCATCCAACAGTTTTCTTCTGTTGGACAGGTCAGCGTAGAAATATGCCTCGGCTATGCGTGAGGCGAAGTGACCACCACGTTCCTGCATCTTCTGCGCGGCCTTGTGTAGCTGGTCGTTGGTGTACTTCTCTAGTACGCGCATCGGACGCGGCATTGCTTTGATATTGGTTTCCATGTGCTTTCTCCCTTCAGTTAAAAACGATTAAAGACAATTAATAAGAGCAGCGCAGCTAGTGTGCAGCCGAGTATTGCGCCGCCGATGGCAGCGGCAAGGATAAAAAGTTCATCATCGTCCATCGTTCCTCTCCACCCATTTGGCGTTGATCACGCTGGGGTAGAACTCGGTGACCCAGCCGCTGTCGTTCATGAACTTCACATACACCCTGCCGGTGCTGCCTGCGTGGTGTGGTTCTCTCCAGCCTGTGACTACGACTGCTTCACCGTCGAACGTATGCGCTACGTCGCCGGTCTTGACTGGCTCGTTGGTTTTGATGTGGATCAGTTGCATGGTTGCTTCTCCTTTGCTTGGTTGTTGTGCCGCCTGCGGCAGGTTGTTTGCCTGATTTTTCGGGTCAGGCTGACCCGTTTTCTTCCGGTAATTTTACTACCGGTAGTTCTGCTACATATAGTTCACCCCATGTGTGGGGTACTTGCTCATCGTCATCGGCCAGAATTAGCCAGTTCAGAATGTTCTGCGTGTGCTTGACCGTAGCCTGCGCATCGCGCTCGGCCTCGCTGGGTTCGCCTTTGTTTAGTTCGCGTATCAGGGTCAGTTCTTGTTCCGCTTCGAGAATCTCGCGCTTGGCTGTGGCGATGTGCCTGATGCGTAGCTTCTGGTTGTCGGTCTTTGACATGGTGCGGGGGAAGGGGTCTTTGACTCTGGCTTTGGCTGCGCGGGGTATCTCGGCGAACGCTTGGATCACGGCGTGTTTGATGTTTTGGGGAACCCAGTCTGTCCAGTGCTTGCCCTCGTTGGGTATCTCCTTGCCCTTCTCTTGCTTTAAGTACTTGGCCTGTTCTTTGGGTGTGCGTTCGCCGTAGTACCGGTACTCACGCAGCTTTTCTTTTAGCTTGGCTAATAGCTTGGCGTACTCCGTCAACGCTTCACGCCGTTGTGGGTTCGGGTACTTCTGGCTTTCGTAGTTCAACATTGACCGCACGCTGCGTTGCTCGTTCGCCAACGGTGTGAGTAGCTCACGCCATAACTCCTGCACCATGCGCTTGCGTGCCGCCCTGCTTCTGGCCTCGCGTTTGTGTTCGGCAACTTGGTCTCGAATGGCCTGCGCTTCTTTTCCTCGGATGCCTCGCTTGAGTAGGGCGGCGTGAACTTCTTTGTCCGTCATGCCGATGTACAACATAAATGCTTTCATTTTGTCCTCTTTTAAAATGTATTTTGGATAGTGCGTCTGGAAGTATCCATCATTTTGCCGAGTGTGTCCACCTTTTTGGATACCCCAAAACCCGCACGGGTGCTGGGTTTGCGACGCGACAGTCCTTTGTGTTCATGGTTTTTGGAAATAACTATACCCCTTCAGGAACGAACAAAAAGTTGGACGAATACGAACGTGGAAACGCACGCACTAAAATACAGATACTACTAACCTATAGTTTTTATTTATATATATGTATGTATAGGACTGTATATATCTGGACGCTAGGATTCATGCGGGTTTTGGGGGTGTCCGAAAGTTGTCCGTAGTTGATAAAACGATGGATAGTGCCGGATACCCCCTTTTTCGGGTCATTTTGACCCGTTTTCTTCGTAGTAGATGCGGTTGACCTTGTTGGTCAGGATGATGACGCCCAGCGTGTACAGGGGAAGCCAGATCATGCCGTCGCCCTCGATGAAGTCGAGCGAGAAGACAATGCAGCAGACAGCGAAGATTGTGCCGAGAAGGTTGGCAAATGCGTGGGTTTTCATGGTGTGGTTCCTTTCAGGGTTAGATGGATACAACGCGGGAGTAATGCTCGGCTTGGTCTTCGTAGCCCATGACAAACGCGCAGATGGCCGTGTCTTTGAAGTCATACCGCGCCATGTCGCCGTAGTTGCCGTTGATGCGGGCGGGCGGTAAGCCCATTTCCCGCCGTACTTTGCGGATCGCGCCCATGAAGCTGGATGCGTGGACTTTGAAGCGGTGTACCCAGCAATAGTTGGCTTCGCCGCCGTAGGTGTCGGTGACTTCGACAAAGAAGATGGTTTGCATGATGTTTCCTTTCAGGTTGGTTTAGGTGAAACAGGGCTGGATTGGACAGGGAATGAAACAGCGGCCAGCCCTTCCGCTGTCACGCTCGGAGAAAAACGGGTCAACGTGACCCGAAATCAAGCAACGGCCTTCAGGAAAGCGCGCTTCTGCTTCGCATCCAGCTTGTTGAACGCTTTGATGATTGCATCGACTGGGTCAGTCTTGCCGCTCGACGCGCTACGCTTCTCGCCCTTCAGGGCGTCCATCACTCGACGCACGCGGGTCTTGATGAGTTCGTAATGCTCATGGCTACTGTCGAGCATGATTTTGCCGCTCGACGACGATTCACTCCAGCCCGCGCTCTGGCTTTTGAGCGTGAACGCGCATACGGCCTTGATGACGTATGGCCGTTGTAATTCGGGCGTATCAAGGCCAAGCGAGTGTACGCCTATGACGATCGCGTCTGCGGCTTTGAGAAAGTCTGCTGTGAGTGCGTTGACTTTGGTTTGGATGACTGCGTTTTTCATGGTGATTCTCCTATTCAGGTTAAAAAGGTTGCGCCGAGGGCTTTCCCCCGACAATTTCAGTATCGCATACCCCTCTTTTTATCCAGTTATTCGGTCTATTTCGGGTCAAAATGACCCTATTTTGCTGGGTTTTGGCCGTTTTTGACCCCTACCCTACCCCCACCACCCCAAATTGATGACGGGGGAGGGGTCGCCATAGAACACTAATCCCCACCCATTCCCACAACATCCGTTATCACTTAGACAACCACAGCACATCCCCCACAATATTTCAAAAAACACAACCAATAATGTCAAATCTTAGACAAATACAGCCGAAAAAAAGCCCCGCAGGGAGAAGGCGGGGCGAATTGATGGTTTGCGAACCATCAAGGAGAAGCAACTATGCAACGGATAGACCCCGCTTGCACACTTGCAGAAACGACTATACACTGCGCCCAACGTGGTTACAAGAGAACCATCGCATGCTGGACCATCTGATCGACTTTACGCCCGATGTGGAGCAGGACTCCACAGATTTCACACGCCTTGAGAAAACCGATCCCGTCGATGTCATCGATGCACAGGTGAAAACCACTGATTGGTTAAAGAGTCTGGGCGCTGCAAGTAGTGACGTTGCTACCGAGTTGGAAGCCAACGCTGCCAGAAAAGCATTTGGTTCGTTTATAACTGCGCAACCCCAAGAAGCGCAGCAAGCAGCACTTGCCGAAATTAAAACCCCCGCTGCCGTCCAGCATCTTGTTGGAATGCTAACAGCGTATGATTGGGAATTCATCCACCAAGCCAAAGAACTGCGCGGCTACACGGTGGCAAAAATCTTGGAAGACACAAACCACCCCACGGCCAGCATACGGCTAAAAGCACTTGCCCTGTTGGGCAAAGTCACCGAGGTGGGTCTGTTTACCGAAAAGATAGAAGTGAAAAAGACCGAGCTATCTGACACCGAGTTGGAAGCCCGCATCAAGGAGAAACTTAACAAACTGGCAAAAATCGTAGACATCACGGACATCAGCGATGCCCAGATAAAAGAAATCGACGATGAAGCCCGTACTGAGTCCTGAAGAAATACAGGCGCTAAACCGGGTACTCCCCACGTTAAGCGCACAAGAAAAAGCAGAACTGCTACAGGACTTGGAAGAGCGCGCGACCCGCGCATCCAAAAAAATTGGCCGCGACAGCTTGCTGGGCTTTGCCCTCCATGTGTACCCCGGATTCAAAATAGGGCCGCACCACAGGAAACTGGCCAAGATATTCGAGGAGGTGATTGCGGGTAAAAAGAAGCGCGTTATTATCAATATTGCACCTCGTATGGGTAAGTCCGAGTTTTCGTCCTACCTGTTCCCGGCTTACTTTCTTGGCAAGTTCCCAAACAAGAAGATCATCATGGGGACGCATACCGCCTCCTTGTCGGAGGACTTTGGCCGTCGTGTTCGTAACCTGATTGAGTCCGATGAATATCAAGACCTGTTTCCCAGCACGCAGATATCTGATGACCAAAAAGCTGCCGGTAAATGGAGCACCTCAGAAGAAGGTCAGTATTATGCAGCGGGTGTGGGTGGCGCTCTTGCTGGTCGCGGTGCTGATTTGTTTGTTATCGATGATCCTCACTCCGAACAAGATGTAAAGTCAAACTCTAGACTTGCGTTTGATACGGCATGGGCATGGTTCCAAACAGGCCCACTACAGCGGCTTATGCCGGGTGGGGCGATCATAGTAATTATGACAAGGTGGTCGCTGTTGGACTTAACGGGCAGGCTGATTGACTACCAGACGCGCAACCCGGAGGCGGATCAGTGGGAGATCGTGGAGCTACCGGCCATATTAGAGAAAGAGCAAGACGACGGCACCATCGTTGAGAAATCGCTCTGGCCAGAGCAGTGGCCGTTGGACGCGCTAAAAGCCAAGAAAGCCGGGATGGACCCTCGGTTCTGGAACGCGCAGTATATGCAGCAGCCCACATCGGAGAACTCGGCAATCATCGCCAGAAAACACTGGCGGATATGGGAGCAGGACGAGCCACCACGTTGCGAATATATTATCCAGTCGTGGGATACGGCGTACGAGTCCAAGACCTCTGCTGACTTCTCAGCCTGCACGACATGGGGCATTTTCTACAACGAGGAAGAAAACGACCAGCCACAGGTAATCCTGCTGGATGCGTTTAAAGACCGGATGGCGTTTCCAGAATTAAAACAAGCGGCATTGAAGCACTACAAGGAGTGGGAGCCGGATGCGTTCATCGTGGAAAAAAAGGCAGCAGGTGCCCCACTTATTCAAGAACTCCGCTCAATGGGCATCCCTGTCCAAGAGTTCAGCCCAAGCCGAGGCAACGACAAAGTTGTCCGAGTCAACGCCATCGCGGATTTATTTACTTCAGGCAAAGTCTGGGCACCGGACACCCGATGGGCACGAGAAGTAATTGAGGAAGTCGCCGCCTTTCCAGTTGGAGAACACGACGACTTCGTAGATACTACGTCGCAAGCATTGCTACGCTTTCGGCAAGGGGGGTTTATTACCCTCGACACGGACGAACAGGACACCAAATACTACGCGCCCCGCAGGGCTGCTTACTATTAAGGAAACATCATGGCGATTGATAAAGCACTCTATGCAGCCCCGGCGGGACTCCCTGAAGACGAAGGCGAAGCCATTGAGGTTGAGATCGTAGACCCAGAAGCCGTCAACATCAGCGGTCCGGGCTTTGAGATTGAGTTGGCCAAAGTTGAGGGTGAAGAAGCCTTTGCCAGTAACTTAGCCGAGGACATGGACGATAGCGCTTTGCAGTCGCTGGCCGAAGATTTAGCTGGGGATATTGACAATGACAAAGGCTCCCGTAAAGAGTGGGAGAAGATGTACGTCGAGGGCATCAAACTACTTGGCTTACAAATAGAAGAACGCACAGAACCGTGGAGCGGCGCGTGTGGCGTGTTTCATCCTATGCTGGCCGAAGCTGTTGTTAGATTCCAATCCGAAACCATTACCGAGACATTCCCCGCATCGGGTCCTGTGCGAACCAAGATCATCGGTAAAGAAACGCCGCAGGTCATGGAGGCCGCAGCACGCGTTGAAGATGATATGAACTACGAGCTAACCGAGGTGATGACAGAGTACCGCCCGGAGCACGAGAGAATGTTGTGGTCGCTGCCCGCCACAGGCAGTGCGTTCAAGAAGGTGTACTACGACCCCAACCTTGGTCGTCAAGTCAGTATGTTTGTTCCGGCAGAAGATATCTTCTTGCCGTATGGCGCATCAGACTTGGACACATGCCATCGCGTAACGCATGTGATGCGCAAAACCAAGAACGAGATTATGAAACTTCAGCAGGGCGGGTTTTACCGAGACGTTGAACTGGGGGACCCGCAGAAAGTTGTTGAGGATATTCAGAAAGCCAAAGACAAAGAAACAGGCTTCTCCGATTTAAATGACGAGCGTTACACGCTGTACGAGTGCCATGTCGATTTGTATTTGGAAGACGATCCGTACGCAGACAAGAACGATAAAGATGAGTTGACCGAGATCGCATTGCCGTACGTGGTCACCATCATAAAAGGCACCAACCAGATTCTGGCCATACGCAGAAACTGGAACCAAGACGACAAACTAAAACTCAAACGTCAGCACTTCGTTCACTACCAGTACATTCCGGGCTTCGGTGCTTACGGCTTTGGTCTGTTCCATCTCATTGGGGGATTCGCCAAGAACGCAACCAGTATTATGAGACAGCTGGTGGACGCAGGGACCCTTTCAAACCTACCCGGCGGGCTGAAGTCCAGAGGGTTGCGAATCAAAGGTGACGATACGCCAATTGCACCGGGTGAGTGGCGAGATGTGGATGTTGCGTCGGGCAACATCAGAGACAGTATTCTCCCATTACCGTATAAAGAACCATCATCTGTTCTCTATAATTTACTGAGTACCATCGTTGACGAAGGTCGTAGGTTTGCTGCAACGGCAGACTTACAAGTTTCGGACATGTCGGCAAACTCGCCGGTAGGTTCCACACTGGCCATATTAGAGCGCCAGCTAAAAGTCATGACAGCCGTGCAAGCGCGTGTCCACAGCACGTTAAAGCGTGAGTTTAAGCTGCTCAAGACCATCATACGGGACTACACAGACCCGGATTACGAATACACACCAGAGTACGGCACGAAGAAAGCCAAGCGTGAAGACTACGATCTGGTGGATTTGATTCCCGTTAGTGACCCTAACGCAGCCACGCTATCCCAGCGCGTTGTTCAGTACCAAGCCGTTCTTCAGTTAGCCCAAGGCGCACCACAGATTTATGACATGCCGTTCTTGCACCGTCAGATGCTGGAGGTGTTGGGCATTAAGAATGCAGAAAAGCTTGTGCCCCTACCGGACGATCAGAAACCACGCGATCCGGTTGCCGAGAACATGGCTGTGTTGAAACTGGAGCCGGTCAAAGCGTTCTTCTACCAAGATCATCAGGCACATATTCAGGTTCACATGGCAGCAATGCAAGACCCGATGATGGCGCAGTTAATCGGACAAAACCCACAAGCGCAGCAAATGCAAGCGGCAATGGCCGCACATATTTCAGAACACGTTGGGTTCTTGTACCGCCAGAAAATCGAAGAGCAGATGGGTATCGCACTGCCACCAGAAGACGAGAAGCTGCCGCCGCAGTACGAGTTGGCGTTGTCTCAGATGATGGCGCAAGCGGCACAACAAGTGTTGCAACAGAATCAGGCAATGGCTGCGCAACAGCAAGCACAACAGCAGATGCAAGACCCGATTGTTCAGATGCAAATGCAAGAGTTGCAGCTTCGTGCCAAAGAGCTTGAGCTTAAAGAAAAACAAATGCAGATCGATGCTGCGGCTAAGACCGATGAGCTTGAGTTGCGCAAGCAAGAGATCGATGGCCGTCAGCAGTTAGAAGCAATGAAGGTCGGCGCAAACATTAAACACCAGCAAGCGACGTTGGAAGGTAAACAAACCGCAGAAGGCGTGCGTTTGGGTATCGAGACTGCCAAAGCAAAAGAACAAGCAGACCTACAAAGAAAACAAGCCGCGCTCAAACACATGGCGGCGTTTAAAAAGCCGGAGCAAAAACCAAAGGGAGAATAAATGGAGCATGACTTCGCAAGCGTACTGCGCGAGAAGCTACGCGTTGAAATGAACAACTATGCTGATGACGTAGCCACTGGCGCGTGTCAGGATTTTGCCGCTTACCAAAAACTCTGCGGGTTAATACAAGGTCTTGCCCTTGCAGAGCGTTTATTACTTGACCTTGTTGAAGCAATACGCAAAGGAGAAGAAGGCGATGAGTGAGTTAATCCTGCCGAAATACTTAAAAGATTTAATTGAGAACGAACAAGAAATAAGTGAAGAAGCCGTAGACGCCCCGGCAGACGAAGCCAAAGCGCGGCAGCTACCTAAACCAAAAGGGTGGAAGTTGCTCTGCGCCGTGCCACCTGCGGAAGATACGTTTGATGATTCTGTGCTTGTCAAAGCGGCAATTTCTCAGCGAATTGAGGAGCAGACTACAACGGTGCTTTTCGTCGTTGCAATCGGCCCCGATGCTTATAAAGATGCTAACAAGTTTCCCAGCGGTCCTTGGTGTAAAGAGGGTGATTTTGTGCTGGTTCGCACGTACTCCGGTACGCGTTTCACGATTCACGGCAGAGAGTTCCGCATGATCAACGACGATCAGGTGGAAGGTGTCGTGGAAGACCCGCGTGGCTACGCACGCGCTTAACAGGAGAAAGTTATGGCTGAGTTTAAAGGCGAAGAGTTTCGGTTCCCCGATGAAGAGGAACAGAACAATACGGCAACAGAAGAGAAGTCGCAGGTAGAAGCCAGCGATGATGTTGAAATTGAAATAATTGACGATACGCCTGACCGCGACAAGGGCCGTAAACCCTTAGACAAAGAGGTCGCCGATCCGACTGACGACGAGATCGAGAACTACTCAGACAAGGTACAAGCGCGTATCAAAGAGCTAACGCATGCCCGCCATGACGAACGTCGCCGCAAAGAAGAATTGTTGCGAGAAAAGCAAGAGATGGAGCGGCTGTTGGAGTACATGGCCGAAGAGAATAAGAAGCTCAAACAAACCGTTAATTACGGACAGGAAGTCTATGCTTCCACAGCGATGCGGGAAGCCGAAGCCCAGTTGGTCGCAGCGCGGCGCAGTCTGAAAGATGCGCAGGAATCGTTTGACACAGATGCCATCATTGCCGCCCAAGAAGCGCTGATGGAGGCAAAGGTTAGATTCGACCAGATAAAAAATTACAAGCCCGCCCCTTTACAAGAGGATGAACCTGTTGTACAAAGAGCACCATCGCAACCCGAAACGGTTCAACCGGACGAAAAGACGCTGCGCTGGCAGGCAAAAAACCAGTGGTACGGTCAACCGGGGTTCGAAGAATACACCAGCTACGCACTAGGGCTGCATCATAAGCTAGTCAACGCGGGAGTAGACCCGCGCACTGATGAGTACTTCGCCCAAATCGATGGGCGCATGCGAAAGACGTTCCCCGAATTGTTCGGCGCGACGGATACGCCCAAATCTGAGCCTGCAAGTCAGCAGGGAACTCCAGCCAAACCTACTACGGTCGTCGCACCTGCTAGTCGTTCGACTGGTAAGAAGACAATCCAGCTTACCCAGAGTCAGTATGCTCTGGCGAAAAAGTATGGACTAACCCCGCAGCAATACGCTGCTGAAGTAGCAAAACTGGAGGCAAGAAATGGCTGAAAATCGTACCCCTCGTGATTTGGTAACTCGTGAAAAGACAGCGCGTGCGGTCTATACACCCCCGTCCATGCTGCCTGATCCGACCCCTGAACCCGGTTGGAGATTCCGTTGGATTGCAACACAAGTCAACGGTCAGAACTACGCCCAGAACGTCGCCCTGAGAATGCGCGAAGGTTGGGTACCGGTAAAGGCGGAAGACCATCCTGAACTAATGCTGCCAGCTAACGCAGCAGGCAACGTCGAAATTGGTGGACTGATGTTGTGTAAACAACCGGAAGAAACCGTGGAAGCACGGAATGCGTACTACAACGACCAAGCGTCGAAGCAGGAGCAATCGGTTGATAACACATTGATGCGCCAGAGCGATGCTCGTATGCCGCTGTTCAATGAACGGAAGTCTACGACGACCTTTGGTAAAGGTATTAAGTAGCTTTTTATTAACTAGGAGCTAAAATGGCTTATCCGACTGTAAATGCCCCCTACGGGCTAAAACCGATCAATTTGATCGGCGGTCAGGTGTTCGCGGGCCAAACTCGTGAACTCCCGATTGCAAGTGGCTATGGCACCGTTATCAACAACGGTGACGTTGTCAAATTTAACACTACTGATGGCACTATTGAAAAAGAAACAGGTACTGCTACTGTTTCCGCAAAAGGTGTTGTCGGTGTATTTTTGGGTTGCAGTTATACCAATCCTTCGACTGGTCAGAAGCTGTTTGCTAACTCGTATCCGGGTGGCGTAACTGCTTCGGACATTCTGGCATACGTGGCAGATGATCCTGATCAGTTGTTCAAGGTTGCTGTGACTGGCGGCTCTACTTCGACCACCATTACCCCGATTGACAATGCCATTCTTGGCAGCAACATGGGTATTTCGCAGCCTGTTTCGAACGGCACTATTTCGGGCAATTCAAACATCGGCGCATACAACGCTGCCGATAGCACTGTTCAGACATTGCCGCTACGTGTTGTTGGTCTTGTAGAAGAGACCACTGATTCCAGCGGTAATTACAGTGAAGTTATTGTCAAGTGGAATGCTCCGTACCCAACCATTACCATCGATTTCAACGCGGAAACTGCGTCGGTGACTGTGGCTGGTGGACATTCTTATCTGAACCCGAACGGTCAGTTCAACGTATAAGGGAGTCTGAATCATGGCTATTTCACGCGCACAACTACTGAAAGAGCTGCTCCCCGGCTTGAACGCATTGTTCGGTCTGGAGTACGCTCGTTACGGCGAAGAGCACAAGGAGATCTACGAAACCGAGACTTCCGAGCGTTCGTTCGAAGAAGAAACCAAACTGTCTGGCTTTAGTGCCGCACCGGTGAAGAACGAAGGTTCTGCAATCGCGTACGACAACGGTCAGGAAGCATGGACCGCCCGATACAACCACGAGACCATCGCACAAGGTTTCTCGATCACTGAAGAAGCGATTGAAGATAACCTGTATGACAGCCTGTCGGCTCGTTATACCAAGGCGCTGGCTCGTTCGATGGCATACACCAAGCAGGTTAAGGCTGCTGGCGTGCTAAACAACGGCTTCAATGCTGCCTATCCGGGTGGCGATGGTAAGCCTTTGTTTGCCAACAACCACCCGCTCGTTTCTGGTGGCACGAACTCGAACATCCCTTCGACACCTGCCGACTTGAACGAAACCTCGTTGGAAAACGCTGTGATTCAAATCGCTGCGTGGACTGACGAACGCGGCCTGCTGATTGCAGCCAAGCCTCGTAAGCTGGTTATCCCACCGGCACTTCAGTTCGTTGCGACTCGTTTGTTGGAAACCAGCCTCCGCGTTGGCACCAACGACAACGACATCAACGCGCTCAAGAACAATGGCTCGATCCCAGAGGGTTACGCAATTAACCACTGGCTGACCGACAACAACGCATGGTTCTTGACCACCGATGTTCCAAACGGCATGAAGCACTTTGTTCGTATTCCGTTGTCGCAGTCAATGGACGGAGACTTCGATACAGGGAATGTACGTTACAAGGCCCGTGAGCGTTACAGCTTCGGGTTCAGCGATCCGCTCGGTATGTTTGGTTCGCAAGGCGCGTAATAAAAGGGGGGCTTTACGCCCCCCTTGTTGTAGTATATAAAGTAGTTATTCCGGGATTACCCGGTGCGTCAAACAGGCTCCCGGCCTGACTTCATGCAGATTGACGCACCTAACCGCATGAGGGAAAACATGGCTCTTTCTACTACCCAAAGTATTTGGCGTTCGGGTGGCGGCGACACGACTCGCACCGCATATTGTGGTTCGGGCATGATGGCTGCTACTTTCTACATCGATGACGTTGCTGCTGCTAGTGCTACAAACGTCAAAGTCTCTTCTACATCTGGTGCAGCTAATCTGATTCTGCCTGCGGGCGCACGGATCATGGCGATTACCTTTACAGGTGATTCTGCTACAGGCCAAACTGACTTGGGCTTTACGCTCTATAACACCGGCACAAATACTCCGGCGGGTTTGTTGGACAACGCAAACAACGTCGTAGGTCAAATCACTCCGGGTGCTACAGGTTCTGGCACTGCATTAGGCACAGTTATGTCCGCTACCGAAATGGTGTACATCACGGCGCGTGTAGGTGGTAGTGCTGGTACTGGCAATATGACCGGTGTGATCCAATACTTCGTTGCTGATCCGCTCGAAGGCCAGCAAAACGTCTGATAGGAGGTCATTATGACCATGCAAACAGACGTAAAAGGCGCAACGTGCCCAGCCGATTCGGTATCCGTACCGTATAACGGTCGAACCCGTTTAAAAGGGCTATGGTATAGCGCGACTGCTGCAAGCACCATCGTCGTTGACGATGGTGGCCTCCCCTTGTTTACGCTAACTATTGGTGGGGCAGAGTCAAACTATATTCTGCTTCCCGGCGAAGGTGTGCTTTGTCAGCAAAATCTAGCTATTATTACTAGTGCTGGAGTAGATGCGGTGGTGTTCTATGGCTAAGACTCCGGCGTGGCAGCGCAAAGAAGGTAAAAACCCCAAGGGCGGTTTGAACGCCAAGGGGCGAGCTTCGTATAACGCAGCAAACCCCGGCAAGCCCGGACTTAAAGCGCCGCAACCGGAGGGTGGGCCTCGTCGTGATTCATTCTGTGCCCGGATGAAGGGTATGAAGAAGAAGCTCACAAGCGCCAAAACTGCGAACGACCCGAATAGCCGTATTAACAAATCATTAAGAGCTTGGAAATGCTGACATGAGCGATATACAACTAACAGAACGCGAAAGACAGATTGCCAAAGAAGCGGCAAAGCTTGCGCTTGAAGAATTGTCTTCGGAGTTTTACAAGAAGATTGGCAAAACTGTTGTCGAGAAAGTTCTGATCTGGGTCGGTCTACTGGTCGTCGGCTTTGTGTTTGGCAAAGGCTGGATCATTAAGGTCTGACATGCCAGCCAAGACTGAAAAACAGGAACGATTCATGAGGGCTGTCGCTCACAGTCCTTCATTTGCAAAGAAAGTCGGCGTACCGATGAGCGTAGGACGCGAGTTCACTAAATCAGGAGGCGGTATGGCTGAGTCAAAAGCAATGGTTGGTAAAGAGATTGCGTTCATGAAAAAGAAGGGCGCACCTAAGTCCATGATCAAGCACGAAGCTGCTGAAATGGGCGGTATGAAATATGGCGGCAAGGTCAAGAAGATGGCGGGCGGCGGTCTAGCTGCTGGTCACAAGTCGGCTGATGGTATTGCCACTAAAGGTAAGACCCGTGCTAAACAAATTGTCATGTCTGGTGCCAAGGGCATGAAAAAAGGCGGGTACTGCTAATGATGGCCTCACGCGGGATGGGTGACATTAACCCAAGCAAAATGCCCAAGGCCAAGAAAAAGGCCCGACGGGACGACACCGACTTTACGCAATATAAAGAAGGTGGTGCTACAAAATCCCGCGTGAATGAGTCTGGCAACTACACCAAGCCGGGTATGAGGAAAAGTCTGTTTAACCAGATCAAAAACTCAGCAACGCAAGGTACAGCGGCAGGTCAGTGGAGCGCGAGAAAAGCACAGCTTCTCGCCAAGAAGTACAAAGAGAAGGGCGGAGGTTATCGTGGCTGAAAAATGGATACAAAAGGCGATCAAGAAGCCCGGCGCACTGCGCTCTCAGCTTGGCGCAAAAGAGGGCAAGCCAATCCCAGCAAAGAAGCTGGCAGCGGCGGCAAAGAAACCCGGCAAGCTGGGCCAAAGAGCACGACTGGCACAGACGCTAAAGAAGATGAAGTGATATGAAAGCCCCGCAGCAAAGCCTGAAAGCGTGGACGGAGCAGAAGTGGCGCACAAAGAGTGGCAAGCCATCGTCGAAGACCGGAGAGCGGTATCTGCCGGAGAGTGCGATAAAAGCTTTGACCCCCGCTGAGTATGCCGCGACAACTCGGGCCAAGCGTGCAGGGAAAGCAGCAGGTAAGCAGTTTGTTGCACAACCCAAGAGCATCGCCAAGAAGGTAGCGCCGCATCGAAGTAAGGGAAAGTAAATGACCACATCCGGCACAGCCAGTTTCACTCTTGACTTGAACGACATTGTCGAGGAAGCATTTGAACGTGCCGGTTCAGAACTGCGTACGGGCTACGACTTACGGACAGCGCGGCGTTCATTGAATCT